AAATTACAGTATGATTACCAACTTTGGATTGACTCGGATATTGTCTTTGACACAAACAAGTTCTGGCAGTTATGTGATCTTGCAGTTCCTGCTGAAGGTGAGGAGAGAGGTATTACTGCTGGTTGGTATGCTACAGAAGATGGCAAGACTACATCTGTCGCACACTGGTTAGAGGAAGATGATTTCCGTAGTAATGGTGGAGTTATGAATCATGAGACTGTTGATTCTATGGCCAAGCGTAAGAAACCATTCACCGTAGACTACACAGGTTTCGGTTGGGTGATGATTAAGAAAGGTGTTTTTGAACAACTTGAGTATCCTTGGTTTGCTCCTAAGATGCAGGTCTTTGAATCTGGTGCTGTTCAGGACATGTGTGGAGAGGACGTTAGTTTCTGTTTAGATGCTAAAGAGGAAGGGTATGATATCTGGTGCGATCCTCGGATTCGTGTCGGTCATGAAAAAACTCGTATTATCTAACGTGTCTCGAAAAAAACTCGCTAATCATGGAGGTTAATCAATGGCGAAAATAGGTGGAGGTCTCTTAGGAGGTTCATACGTCGAAGCAAGACCGAAAAAAACTCGTCAGGGAATGGGTAAACACACTAAATATGCCGCTTCTTCTCGCAACAGTGCTAAAAAACGCTACCGAGGACAAGGCAAATAAATACAAGGGACTCTACGGAGTCCCTTTTTTAATAGCAATAAGAAAATGAACGATTTTTTAGACAATCTCGCTAACCATCAACACCAAAAGATGCTTCGTGAGATTAATAATGACGCAATAACCCCTAAAAAGAGGGATACAATGGTCCAAAATGACCTCTATGAGCGTCATGAGGGGGATTTTGAAGATGATGGCTTAGATTATGACACTGATCCTATGACTTTGACTGAATTTTAGTAATAATTCCTTAATAAATAACTTATTATAGTGTAAATTTCATGCCTTTACAAAGGGTAAGCCAAGGATTTAAGGATATTAGTATGACATTCCAGAGTAATCCTCTGAATGATGACCTTATTGCGCTTAAAAATGAGAATGCAATTGCTCGTTCTATACGAAATATTGTATTTACCCTCCCTGGAGAGAAATTTTTTAACCCATCTTTTGGATCTCGCATAAGTGGATCACTTTTTGAGAATATAGATGACATTACTGGTGATGTTATTAATGATGAAATTAAAAATTCTATCAATAATTGGGAACCAAGGGTGGATTTAATTGAAGTTATAACAATTCCTGACCCAGATAATAACTCATATAATGTAAGTGTTGAATATGAAATTATTGGAGCAGACGTTCCACCTCAACAATTAGAATTCGTGTTGCAACCAAACAGATAAAATGCCCTTAGTTAATTTTTCTAACCTGGATTTTGACCAGGTTAAGACAACTCTCAGAGAATATTTACAAGCAAACTCGGAATTTACTGATTATAACTTCGAGGGATCGAATTTATCGTCCGTTTTAGATGTTCTGGCATACAATACCTACATTACTTCTTATAATGCCAACATGGTGGCAAATGAATGTTTCATTGATAGTGCTACTTTAAGAGAAAATGTAGTCGCATTAGCAAGAAATATCGGATATTTACCTCGTTCAAGGACGGCTGCAAGAGCAACCGTTAGTTTTTTCGTAGATTGTTCAAGTATTTTACCTGTTCCCGTCTCGTTAACCCTTAAAAAGGGTCCTGTTGCTGCAACATCGGGTACTTTTGGCAATTCTTCGTTAGTTTTCTCGATTTGTGAGGATATAACAGTCCCTGTTACAGATGGAACTGCAAGATTTAACGATATTTACATTTATGAGGGTACTCTTTTAACCTCAACCTTCACAGAATCGTCTGCAAACCCAAATCAACGCTTTATTTTACCAAATTCTGGTATTGATAGCACTTTAATTAAGGTAAATGTTGCAGATAACCAATTTGCAACCAATGAAGTCACTTATGATTACCAAAATAACCTCTTTGCGATAGATTCTACCTCAAAAGTCTATTTTTTACAAGAAATTGAAGACGAAAGATATGAAGTTTTCTTCGGAGACGGTGTTTTTGGCAAAAAACTAGAAGAAGGCAATTTTGTAACCGTAAATTACATCGTTTCTAATGGAGATGGTGGAAATGGGGTTCAAAATTTCCAATTTGCCGGAAAATTGGTCTATACAAGGAGTGGAATTGAGTATAATGTCACTTCTGGCATTTCTTTGATCTCAACTGGACTCCAATCTTCGGGTGGACAAGAAATTGAAGCTGTAGATTCGATTAAAAAGTTTGCTCCTCGTGTTTATGCGTCTCAAAATCGCACTTTGACGGCAAATGACTACGAAACACTGATTCCAACCCGAATTTATCCCGAAACTGAGTCAATTTCCGTTTTTGGAGGTGAAGATTTAGTTCCACCTCAATATGGAAAGGTCTTTATTAGCATAAAACCCAAATCTGGCGATTTTTTACCAAATTTGGTCAAAGAAAACATTAAAAGGCGTTTGAAAAAGTATGCAGTAGCTGGAATTGTTCCAGAAATCCTTGATTTGAAATATTTGTATATTGAAGCACATTCTAAAGTCTATTATAACAGTAATCTTGCTCCTTCTGGTGCAGATGTCTCTAGCATCGTTCAAAATAACGCAAATAAGTATGCTGAGTCAACTGAGTTAAATAGATATGGTGCTAGATTTAAATACAGTAAATTCTTGAACATTATTGACCAAAGTCAAGAAGGAATTACTTCAAATATCACAACTATTGATATGAGAAGGGATATGAGAGTCGCATTAAACTCTTATGCAGAATATTCTATTGGTTTTGGTAATAGATTCTATATTCATGATATGGAAGGATATAATATTAAAACTTCGGCATTTTTTGTATCAGGAATCAGTAATCCTTGTTATGTTGGCGATCTTCCTAATACAAATAGACAAAGTGGATCATTATTCTTCTTTACTGTTCCTACAATCAATTCTACCTCTCCAACTATCATTAGAAGGAATGTAGGTACTATAGATTACACTACTGGAGTGATATCATTGAATCCAGTTAATATTATAGGTGGAAAAATAAAAGATGGTCAGACAATTGTTGAAATTCAGGCCACTCCATATTCAAATGATGTTATTGGATTACAGGATCTTTATTTGCAACTAGATATAAGTAAGAGCACCTTTGAAACCGTTGTTGATGAAGTTTCTTCTGGACTCGACCCATCGGCATCAAATTACGTTGTGACCTCTAGTTATCCTAACGGCAATTTAGTACGCTCTGGTGGGCGTTCTGACGCTACTACAACCGCTACTACAGCGACTACCTACTAAGAAATATAAACACCAATGGCAGATAAAAGAGTCCAGTTTAGTAACATAGTTCAAAATCAGCTACCTAATTATGTTAGGGATGATTTTCCACTGGTTTCTGAATTTTTAAAGTCTTATTATCAGGGACAGGAATATGAAGGTGGTCCAATTGATCTTATTCAGAATATTGATCAGTATGTAAAGGTTAGTGAGCAAACTAATCTTATCACTTCTACGACTCTAGATGCTGATCTTACCATATATGATACAACTATCCCAGTTCAGGCATATCCTAATGGAACGAATGGATTCCCTGATTCTTATGGATTAATAAAGATTGATGATGAGGTTATAACTTATACAGGAAAGACAGATACTTCATTTACAGGATGTGTTAGGGGTTTTGTTGGTATTACCTCTTATAAAGCAGAAGCAGATCCACAACAGCTAGTTTTTAGTGATTCTACTGCTGCAACTCATGAAGGTAATCTTTATGACTCCACAACGGGTAAAAGAATTCGTGATGGAGTTAAAATTCAGAACCTTAGCAATCTTTTTCTTACTGAATTTTTACTAAAGACCAAAAATCAACTATTACCTGGATTAGAGGATAGAAAACTAACTAAAGACTTAGATCAGAACGTCTTTATTAAACAAGCAAGTAGTTTTTATTCTAGTAAGGGTACAGATAGATCTTTTGAGATTTTATTTAAAGCATTATACAATAAACACGTTGAAATCATAAGACCAAAGGATTTTCTGTTTACTCCCTCAAATGCCAATTTTAGAGTTACTAATGATTTGGTAGTTGAACCTTATGAAGGTGATCCAATGGATTTGGATCAGTCTACTTTATATCAGGATGAATATCCACGCAGTCCTGGAGTTATAAAGGCATATGGACCTGTTACCAACATAGAGAAGATTAATGTTGCAATAGGTGAGACTTATTACCGCATGAGTTTAGATGCTGGTTATAATAGGGATTTAAGAGTTGATGGTGCAGTTTATGGAGCATTTTCTGTTCATCCAAAAACTAGAGTAATTGGTGATGTATCAATTGGTGCATCATTTATTGATGTTGACTCAACTGTTGGATTTGCTCATTCTGGAAATTTAGATGTAGTTTATAGTGATTCAACTGCTGGAATTGTTTCTTATACATCTAAATCCGTTAATGAATTCTTTGGAGTTAGTAATGTAGTTGGAATTATCTCGGATAAGTCATCTGTTGGCATTGATACTTATGCATATGGAACGGCTTTTGGTGGTGATGACGTAATTAAGGTAAAAGTTACCTCTATTTTAAGTAAATTAGATTATCCGGATAATACTTACAATTATTCCAGAAATGATACTGCAAGAATTAAGAGTTTAGGTGTTAGAGATAAGAAATTTAAGTCTAGAGATTGGTTCTATAACTGTGCTCCTGTTTATAAGGTTCATAGTATAGTATTACTTGATGCTTCTGACTGGACATATAAAGTTAACTTATTTAAACTTCATTATTTCAAGAAAGGTGACTCAGCATCTATTACTGGACCTGATGGTGTAGATAAGGCCACCACAGTTATTGATATAACTTCATCTACTTCTTTCACCATTAAGGGTCAAGGAGTTCTTGATGTTAGCAATACTTATACATTTAAGAATAATATATTAAAAACTCTAACCAATAATTTCCCAGGAACTCAAATATATTCGACAAATGTTCAAAATACTTACAAAAATGGGGACAGTTTATTAATTGCCTCCTCATCTATACCATCTTATAATGCTCAAGCACTGAATACTACTGATAGAAAAATTACTTTTAGTGGTGCTTTTGTTGGAGATGAGTTTAAAATAACAACTACTACGGATCATGGATACCGTACTGGAGAGGCTATCTACTATAGACCTCAAACAGACACTCAAAGTTATGTTGATAATGTAACTCTTGAAACAAAATATAGGACAGTAATAGTATCTCAGTTATTTGATGAGGGTCTGTATTATATTAAGAGAGTTGAGGGAAGTACAACAACTGTAAAATTTGCTAAGAGTAGAACAAATATCTATAACGGAATATTTGTTTCTCTTGATAATTCTGTTACTGTAACTGATAATAGTATTGAACCTTATGAATTTAGGAATAAAGGATTACATTCTCAAAGACTTTTAAGAGAAGTTAACCCTTCTCATAATGATGGTGAGATTGTTAAGACAGAACCAGGTGCAACTGGTATTTTAATTAATGGTGTTGAGGTTTTAAACTATAAATCTAATGATTTAGTCAAATATGGAAGAATTGAAGAGATTGAGGTTACCTCTCCTGGATCTAACTATGATCTGATTAATCCTCCTGTTTTAAACGTCTCAGATGCCACTGGAGTGGGTGCAACAGGATATGCTGGACTTACTGGATCATTAAGTGGAATTAGGGTTATAGATCCTGGTTTTGATTATGAAGAAACTCCAAGAATTAAGATTTCTGGTGGTAATGGTCAAGGTGCAACGGCTGCTGTTAATACTAAGTTAACAACTCATAAACCTTTATTCAATTCTGAGGGTGCAGCAGGATATATTGGTCTTACCACTAATACTATTGGATTTGGTACTTTCCATAAATTCAGAAATGCTGAAAAAGTCATTTATATTACTAGTGGTCAACAAGGAGTTGGTGGAATTACAACAGAAGCAGTATATCACGTTTCTACATTATCTAATACAACTGTAAAACTTCATAAGAATGAAAGTGATGCATTAGCAGGAATTAATACTATTAGTCTAACTTCTTATGGTATTGGTCAACATTCATTACAATCCTATAAAAAGAAATCTATATTAGAATCAATTAATATAACCAATTCAGGATCTGGGTATCAAAATAAGAAATTAACAGCTCTTGCTACTGGAATTAGTACATCTAAGAATTCTGTTAATATTGATAAGCATCGTTATAAGAATGGAGAAATTGTAACTTATACATCTAGTGGAACTGTAATTGGTGGATTATCTGCTTCTAATCAGTATCAAGTTATTGTTGTAGATGATAATAACTTTAAATTAGCAAATGCAGGAGTTGGTGGTACAGATGCTTCTAATTACAAAAATGGAGTTTATGTAGATTTCACTAGTTCTGGATCTGGGATTCATTATTTCAATTATCAACCCATTACAGTAACTCTAACTGGAAAAGTTGGAATATCCTCAATTGGTAATGAGACTTTTGAGGCTACTGTTCAACCAGTTTTCAGAGGTCAATGTACTTCTGTTCATTTAGAGAATAGTGGTGTTGGATATGGATCTTCTGAGATCGTTAATTTTGACCGTCAACCTGATGTAACTTTAATACCTGGAGCTCTAGGGCAATTATCACCAATTGTTAGTGATGGAAAAGTTGTTGAGGTATTGGTATTAAATTCTGGTAAGCAATATCTTGGTCCTCCTGATTTAGAAGTTACTGGAGACGGTAAGGGTGCTGTTCTTACCCCAGTGCTTGAAAATGGTACTATTACTTCAATTAAAGTTCTGGAAAGTGGTATTGGATATACCCAACAGAATACAAGTGTTAGTGTTGTAACCCCTGGATCTGGTGTTCAGTTTAATAGTATTCTTCAACCTTGGAGACTTAACTTAGTTAAGAAGAATTGGGATAGTTTTGCTGATGATGATGGATTTATTACTGAAGGACGTAACATAGCATTTGAATTACAATATACCCATCTTTATGCACCCAGAAAACTAAGAGAATCTGTTTATGCACGAAACTCTGATGGTGCTGTTTTGTATGGTCAAGCAGACTTAAAGAGAGTTGCTAGTGTTGAAGTTGCATCTACTGACCATTCACCAATAATTGGATGGGCATATGATGGAAATCCAATCTATGGACCATATGGATATGTTGAAAAGGCTGGTGGTGTTATAGCCGCAATGAAGACGAGTTATCGGATAAAATTAAAAGATAATCGTCCTCCACTTACCGCATTCCCTGAAGGATTCTTTATTGAAGATTACTCTTATGTTAGGGTAAAGGATGATACTTACCTAGATGAAAATAATGGAAGATTCTGCATAACTCCTGAATATCCTGAAGGAACTTATGCTTACTTTGCTACTATCAATGATATTACTGCAGATACATCAGGTCCATTTAATCAGTTTAGAAGACCAGAATTCCCATATTTGATTGGAGACAGTTATCATTCTGTACCAAATAACTTTAATTATAAATTTACTTCAAATCAAGAATCGGTAGTTCTTCAGCATACTGATTGGTTAAGGAATATTGATCCTTACAATTTGATGGAAGGGAATTTGGAGTATGAATATCTTCCTATACCAAATAAACTAAAACAAACAATTGATATTAAAGCAATAAGTGCTGGATCAATTGATGAGATTGGTATTAGTACTGGAGGATTCTTATATCGTGTTGGAGATACTGTAGTATTTGATAATGTAGAAACTCAAGGGTCTGGAGCATCTGTTAAGGTTTCTAGAGTCAAAGGTAAACCCATAAGTTCTGTAAGTGTTGCTTCTAGTACTATTACTGGGGTTGAAGTTTATCCTACTGGAGGGGATGGTGAATATAACATTGTTTCCGCAAGTCCTCACCAATTCCTGGATAATGATTTGGTAACAATTAGTGGATTATCTACTACTTCATCTAAAATTGGTGGAACTTATAATGCTGGTATTACTACTGTTGCATTTGCGTTAGTTGGAGTTGGTACTAGTTCTGTTGGTGTTGCATCTGCTCTTTCTACTGGAATAGTTACTCACTTCAATGTTGATGGTGATTTAGCTCGGATAAGAGAGAATGATGTTATAGGTATTGGTACAGAAGAGATTAAAGTCTTAAATGTTGAATCACACTTATCCCGTATTAGAGCCTTAAGATCTATTAATGATGTTGGAACTGCTCATACAGTTACTTCTGTTTTAACTTTAAAACCTCGACAATTAAAAGTTGATGCTGGATTTAAGACTGATTATCAGTATCGTGTAAATAAAGAACTTTATTTTAATCCTGTTGAATCAGTTGGTTTAGGAACTGCATCAGGAGTTGGTATTGGTACAACTATATTCATTTCAAATCCTGGAGCAGGATTAACTCAAAGGTTTATTCCTACAAGAGCAATTTACATCAGAAATCATGGATTAGAAACTGGTGATCAATTAACATATTCAATTAATGTTGGTGCTGGTATCTCTTACATGCATGATACTGTGGATGGATCTGGAGTATCTACTTTAGAAGATGATACTACTTTATATGCTGCTAAGATAAGTAATGATTTAGTTGGATTATCTACGGTTGTAGTTGGATTAGGTACAACCACCACATTTGTGGGAATTGCAAGTACAGAACAAGTTTCTTCGACCATGTATTTTGTGGGTGTAGGAACTGGTGTATATCATAGTCTTAAGACTAACTATAGCGCAATTACTGCTGAAATTAATAGAAATTTAGTTACAGTATCCACTGGTGAAACCCATGGATTAGAAGGTTCTAATTCTGTGTGGGTTGATGTTAATCCATCAGACACTGGTATCAATACTGTTAAGTATAGTGATTTTAATAGAAGGATTTTAGTCAATCCACAAAACTTTACCGCAGCAGGAGTTAACACTTCAACTAATGCGATAACTATTGCCAATCATGGATTTGTTGGTGGTGAAAAGATTGTTCATACAGCAACTACTCCCGCAGCTGGTCTTTCTGATAATGGAATGTATTTTATTGTTAAAATTGATAATAATACATTCAAGTTAACTAATAATTACTATCAATCCAATCGATTAACGCCAACTATTGTTGGAATTACTAGTGCATCTGCTGGAACCATTAATCCAGTTAACCCACCAGTAAAACTTTATAAGGATTCTTCTGTTACATTCGATCTTTCCGATTCTTCTTTGGCGTATGTTCATGCTGGAACAAATTATCCTGCATATGAGTTGAATTTCTATATTGATGAGAACTATACTGATATATGGGATAAAGTTGGTATTGATAATAAGTTTAAAGTTCAAAGATATGGAACTGTTGGTGTAACTGCTGATGCAAGAATTATTCTAACCGTTGATAAAGATACTCCAGAGACTTTATTCTATAAACTGGATCCAATATATGAAAGCGATATTCCCCCTTATAAGACTGAAGTTCTTGTAGATAAAGAGGTTGATTCTTGGGCGGAATTACAAGCACAAGAGAGTATCTATAATGGTTATCAGGTAATTGGTGTAGGTGCAACTAATACCTTTACTTACAGTATTAAGAAAACTCCTGAAAAGACTACTTATACTCCTGGACCAACGCAACTTTCTTATGAAACTAATGCAACAAAAGCATATGGTGGTGCTGCTAGATTTGAGATTAAGAATTCTGGAACAAATTATTATTCTCTTCCTGGATTTACGACCATTACATCATCTGATGGATATGGTGCGGTTCTTGATATATCCAGTAAGTCTATTGGTAGAATCATAAAGACAAAAATTAGTAATCCAGGGTATAACTTCCCAACAGATACAACAGTAAGACCAGATGTTGAATTGGGTATTCTTGCTACAATTAGTCCTTATTATTCCTTTGATCAGATTGGGATAAATTCTGCTGGAAGAGGATATACTGCAGCACCAAAACTATTAGTATTTGATGGTAAAACCAATAAGCAAATTAAGGATGTACAATTAGAATATGATTTAGGAGACTCTGAAGTTACTATTAGAAAGAATACTTCAGGATTAAGTCAAGCAGCTCCTACTCTTCTTCCTACTCAAAATACAAATGGTGTAGCAATTAGTACTGCTTCATATAATTCATCTACACAAGATGTAACCATTACTTTTGGTAATGTTGGATTTAGTACAGCAAATTCCTTCCCATTTGGTATTGGTGACAAAGTATTGATTGAAGGTATAAGTGTTGGTATAGGATCTACGGGAGCTGGTTATAATTCAGCAGATTATGATTATCAATTATTCACTGTTAATGGATTAGATGCTAATTTGGGTGGTGTTGGTGCTACTATCGGATACAGTCTTGCTGGATTGTTAGATGGTAAAGTTCCTGGTGAATATAACAGTGTTAACTCTGCAGGAAGAGCAGTTCCTAAGAATTTCTTCCCATTATTTAATATAACATTAAAACCAAATGACTATCTTGATGGAGAAGAAGTAAGTCAGGGAGCTTCTGTTGGTTTTGTAGAAAATTGGAATAGAAGAGTTGGTCTTCTTAAAATCTCATCTAGTGATGATTTTGTGGAAGGTGAATTAATTAGAGGACATTCTTCTGATACTCAAGGACTACCTGCTGAAATAAAAACCTTTGATTCTGATTTAGAAGTGAGTTCAGTCTCTAGGGTGGAGAATGGTTGGGAAACTTCTTCAGGATTTATTAATGATAATATGCAGAGAGTTCAAGATAGTTTCTACTATCAAAACTTCTCTTACTCATTAAAATCCGAAGTTGCTTTTGATACTTGGGATGATGCAGTTTCTGTATTAAACCACACTGCAGGATTTAAGAAATTCTCTGATTATCAGTTAATGACCCCTGCAGACGCACTTACTAGTGGCGTTAATATGCCAGTTGGGTTAACAACTGACCAAACATCATTTGAAGTAGTAAGTGATCTTTATGGAGTTGGTGATTTAAATTGTGTTAATGATTTTGATCTTGCTACAGAAAATTCCCGTAAACAAAATGGGGGACTTGTTTCTGATGAGGTAGTATTTAATAGTAGAGTTCTTACCGATTATTACGAGTCTGTTGGTAACAGAGTTCTAAGTATTGATGATATGAGTGGATCCTTTAATAGTAATCCACGTCCTACTCCATTTAGTGTTGTATCTCAATTCCCATTGAATACAAGACAATGTATGAAGTATATTACCTATGTAAGAGATAGGAGATTTGTTGGTCAAAGACAAATTATGGTTGTTGATCTTGTTCATGATGACTCCTTTGGATATATTAACCAGTATGGACAAGCAGGAACTGTATATCCTCTTGGATCATTTGACTTCTCTATTGTAGGTACTGATGGAAGACTTCTATGGTATCCAAACAACTATAAGGTTAATGATTATGATGTGGTAGCTATTGCTTATAACCTTGACAACAATATTTTAGGAATTGGTAGCACTAGTCTTGGTTGTGCAGAAATCTTTACAAGTAGTACTGAAATTGCAAGTGGAGCAACTGAAACTCTTGTTTCTATTGGTTATACGTACAGATCTTTGAAGGTCTTAGCATCTATTAGTGGTTCTACTCATAATGAGCATGAGATGGAAGAGATTAATATCATCCATGATGGAACTACTGTTGATGTAATGGAGTATGGTCAACTTACTTCCAATTTAGGTAACTATGTTAATGTATCTGGATTTGGAACTTTTGTACCATCCATTTCAGGAACTGATATTAATATTGACTTTAAGGCAAATACAGGTATTGCTTGTACTGTTAATACCATTGTAGTTGGACTTAGCACTGGAGCCTATGTTGGTGTTGCAACTAATCAACTTAAGCATGTAACTCTAGAATCCAAAACCACTGCTATCGCTGCTTCTGGTACACCTGGTATTCATACAGTTGGTAGGTATTTGACATTATCTGGTGATGATGATCATTATGATGCTGCTTACTTTATAGCACAGGTTGAAGATACAACCAATAATACCTATACAATGCAGGAGATTTTGGTTGTTGATGATTATAATACAACTTTAGGAACTACTGAATCTTATATTGTAGAATATGGTAATGTTGAAACGGTAGCTGGTTTAGGAACTTTTGGTGTCAGACTGGATACCAGTGCATCTGCTAAGTATACCGAACTTACATTTAAACCAAATCCAAGTATTGCTACTCAGGTTAAGGTGTTTATGAATGCCTTCCAAATTGAGGATGATGATAAAGATATTATTGAATTTGATAATGGTTCAATAGAGACAATGTATAATCTCTATGAGGGTACTGATAGATCAATTAAGAGAGCATTTGATCTTACTCATAAGAACAATGAAATCTTTAATAAGTCTTTCACTGGTAATGACGTTCAAATTGTAGATACTACAAATAATACAATTCGTTTACCTAATCACTTCTTTGTAACGGGTGAGGAAGTTAAGTATGTTCATGCTGGTGCTGGAACCAGTATGGCAATAGGAATTGGTCTTACTGATGGATTCTCTGGTATTGGTAATACCAATAAACTTCCAAGCAGTGTTTTTGTTTATAAAGTTAATGAAGATACTATAAAACTATCTGCTACTGCAGCGAAGTCATTAAGACGTATTCCGGAAACTATTGGTATTACCACTGTTGGTGTTGGAACTTCTCATAGATTTGCAGCTGTTAATCAAAATGCTAAGTGTATTCTTGGTTTAGATAATATTATTCAATCTCCTGTAGTTGCAACTTCTGTAACAACTGGTCTTGCTAAGACATGTTATACAACAGATGATCTTCTTACGTTTACTGGTATTACATCCTTTATAGGTGGAGATCTGATTAAACTGGGTGATGAGATAATGAGAATTGATGGGGTTGGTATAGGAAGTACCAATGTCATTAGAGTTCGTAGACCTTGGTTGGGAACGGCATTACAGAGTTATCCACCTGCTACTCAGGTAACTAAGGTTAATGGAAACTATAATATTGTTGAAAATACTTTAAACTTTGTAGAAGCACCCTATGGTAATCTTCCATTAAGTACAAGTACAAACCAACCTGATGATAGAGATTGGACTGGTATTTCTACATCATCTAGTTTTGCTGGAAGAGTATTCTTAAGAGGTGGTGTTCAAGATACTTCTAATGAAACTTATTATAAGAATAAAGTTCTTGATGATATTTCTGGTCAATTTACTGGGGATAGAAGATACTTCACTTTAGAATCAGATGATTCTAATATTACCGGAATTGCTACTGAGAATGCTGTTATTTTGATTAATGACGTATTCCAAGGACCAGCAGCAGATCTTGATTATACACTGGAAGAAAATGCTGGTATTACCTCTATCAGATTTACCGGAACTGCAACATCTATTGCTAACGATGTTAATACTTCAAATCTTCCTATTGGTGGTGTAATTGTATCAGTTGGATCTACTGAAGGATTTGGATATCAACCTTTAGTCGCTGCTGGTGGTACTGCTACGGTTTCTACTGCAGGAACAATTAGTGCTGTTACTCTTAGCAATACTGGATCAGGATATAGACAAGGTGTTGGTCAACTTGTTAATGTCGGAATTCAAACTCAGGCAACTAGAGGTACTAATATTGTAAGTATTGGTACTGCATTTATTGGATCTAGTGGTGCTCTAACAGGTGTAGCCGTTACAAGCACATTTGTAAGTTATAAACCAAAAGATATTTCACATGTTGGTTATAACTCAGAAACTGGTATTAGTACTATCACAACTGCCTTTAATCATAACCTATCGGCAGGTGATGAGATTGCTCTATCAGGAATTGCATTTACCTGTGAATATGCTCCTCCTTTAGGAATTAACACTGCACTTTATGATGGTGTTGCTGGTATTATGACAGTTTATACAACTACTGCTCATGGATTGGTAGTTGGTAGTAAGACTAAGGGTAATGTAATATTAACCGGAATGGCATTTACATGCTCTCTTGATAGTGGAGCATATCAGCATATCTATCCAAGAAATAGAGATAGGTTCTATGATACATCAATTGATGTCATTGGAGTTGGAAATACCCTTACTGCAAACAATGCGGTATATGATCCAGTAGTTGGTATCGTTACTATTACTACTACTGTTAATCATGGATTGGCAATTAATGATAAAATTACTATTGCTGATGACTCATTAACCTTTACTTGTGCTAAAGATAATAATGAAACAGAACATAGTTATCCTAGAGCAGGAGATTATGCAAGTGGTAAATGGTTAAATGTTTTAAGTGTTCCAGGAGCAAAGAGATTCTCTGTTAAGATTCTTGATTATACTCCTTCAACCAATACTACTGCTCATACATTTGTTAGAGCAGCATCTTCTGGAATTACTACACAGACTGGTAATATTACAGTTAATGTAACTGCTGCTGATCCTAAGTTCCAATATGCTCATACATTTGTTGGAGTAGGTACTACAGGACCAGTTAAGAGTGGTGGTGCATATGGTCACAACTTTGTTGGGGCTAAAGCAGGAGCATTAATCAGTGGTGGTAGTTATTTGCATTCCTTCTCAAGTGCAGTTGGTGGTGGTACATCTATTGTGGGTGTAGGTACAACAACCCCCACAGACGCTACATATGACGCTGAGACGGGTCTTTTAGTCCTTACCATACCAAATCATGGTGCGACCACTTCAAACACTGTAGGGATCGCTACAGGCGGTATTTCATTCAAGTGTTCCTTAGATGGATATGAGACTATTCATGCATATCCTCGTCGAAGTGATCCAATCTCTGATGATTATACTATACCAATTACTGAGGTAACTGGGGATACTATTACCATTAATGTTGGAGTTTCTACTTTAGTTACATTTACTCCAAGTGCTGCCACTTATAATGGTAATACGGGTGATATGGTCTTAACGGTATCCAGTCATGGTTTACGTGGTTCTACGGACCATACAGTAGTACATGCAGACTATAATCCTACTACAGGTATTATGACATGTATGGTTCCTAATCATTCATTTGTTAATGGTGATAGGGTTAAGTTTGCTGACGATTCTTTAACATTCACTTGTGCTAAAGATAGTCATGCAACTCAACATACTTATCCAAGAGCATCTGATCCTAAGGCTAATAAGTGGTTAGCAATTACTGGTGTAACAACTAGTGTCTTTGAAGTTCAGGTATTAGATACAATTCCATCTACAAATACTGGTGTTCATACCTTTGTTAGTGCAACTACTAATGGTATGGCTAAAGCAGGTGAATCTGTTCGATTAGCGAATGAAGGATTTACATTTACTTGTGAAATGGATCAACATGGAACTCAGCATTCCTATCCACGCGGTACTGATCCAATGTACAATACTGCGGTATCTGTTGGTGCTACTACTGCGGATACATTAACTTTAAATGTTGGTAGAACTCCACTTAAGCAATATCCTGCTAATACTTCAACTTACTATCACACTACTGGTGATTTAGTAATCGGAGTTGGAACTCATAATATTACTAAGGGAGATGCTATCAAACTTGGTAGAGAGTCATTAATCTTTACTTGTGCTAAGGATAGTAATGCTACTAGACACAGTTATCCTAGAGAGGGTGATCCAGCATATGCAGGTGTACCAGTTGCTGGTATTGTAAGTGCAACCGGATTTAGTGTTGATATTGGAGTTACTACAACAACCAATTACTATACTGGTGCTACATCATATGCTTCAGTTCAACCTGTTATCATTGCACCTAGACCAACTGATGAAGCTGCACCTGGTGCAACAGTTCTAACAGTTCTTGGTGATAAGCAATTTGAAGTACAAACTGGTATTTCTACACGTAGACATTATTATGCAAGAGGTGGACGTGTTGATAAACCAATGGATGTAATTATTGATGATCCAGAATCTTATTCTAACTTGTCACTTGAATACAGTAGTTCTTCTTCTGGAATCGGAACTGAAGCAACTATTGATGTGGTTGTTGGAGCAGCAAATAGTATGATTAATTTCCGGATTCAGAATACCGGATATGCTTATCAACCTGGAGAAGTTCTAACAGTTCCATATGGTGGAACTACAGGAATTCCAACCACTTCTGATTTTGGTAGTAATGAATTCCAGATTACTGTTGACACTGTTCATACTGATGAATTTACAGGATGGACACTTGGAACTCTAGAAAAATTAGATGATGTTTCTCATCTATTTGATAGTGGAAGAACTCAGTTCCCATTAACTCTTGCAGGAACTACTGTTTCTATTAGAGCAGGTAAGGGATCTGTTATTGATGTTCAAGATGTTCTTTTAATCTTTATTAATGATATCCTACAAGTTCCTGGTGAAGGATACAAGTTTGGTGGTGGTAGTATTATTGAATTTACTGAAGCACCTAAGTCTGGTGATACTGTTAAGATTCTATTCTATAAGGGATCTGGTGATGATGTTGATGTTATCTTTAAAGCAATCATCGAAACAGTTAAGAAGGGTGATACTATACAACTTTATAATAATGATGATCAAGGAGATTATTGGAAGGAAAATCCAAGAGCAGTTACTCGTGTAACATCTACTGATACTGTTGATACTAATCCATACTATGGTCCAGGAAATACTTCTATAGAATCAATGCTTAGACCAGTTAAATGGTGTAGGCAGACTGAAGATAGAATTATTAATGATGTTGCAGTCGGAAAAGATAGAGAGTTGTATGAACCAGTTATTAATCCAACAGCACTTCTTATTCAATCTGTTGGAATTGGATCAACACAATGTTATGTTCAGAGTGTAAGACCATTCTTTAATCCTAAGAATGAGATTAATAATGCACCTTCTCTTACTTTCCAAGATAAGATTAAGTTTACTATTCCTGCAGGAACCAAGACTGGTGCAGCTGCAACAGCAGTAGTTTCTGGATTAGGAACTATTTCATCCTTTGATGTTACTGAAGGTGGTAGTGGGTATTCTGCTGCTCCTAGTGTAAGTGTTGGAAAGACTACTGTTGGAGTTGGAACTACATCAGACGCTATTGGTACTGTAACGATAAGTGGTGGAGTTGTTACTGGAATTGCAGTTTCTGTAGGCGGTGCTGGTTATAGTCAAACAAGTCCTCCTCAAGTTCTTGTTGGACCACCAACTGCTAAAGAAGAAGATTGTGATGTAAGTGGATATGCAGGTGATCAAGGAACTATTGTTGGGTTCGGTACAACAACAATTAGTACTAATCCTTATATGATGTTTGACTTCTTTATTCCTGTAGATTCTTTCTTAAGAGATTCTTTAGTAATGGTAGATGCTGCAGGTGGTGGTGGAATTGTTACTGTTAGTGGAATAAGTACCGCAGATTACTTTGTAGTTGAGGGTTCTAATGTTGGTCTCGCTACAACTTCATTTACTTCTGCTTCTTACGGTATTGGTAGTACCGTAGGTACAGGAATATCATTTATAGATAATGTATATCAAGTTAGTGATTTTGAAATAGTAAATATAAATGTTACAGGTGTAGGTTACACCGATTGTAGCAGAGTTTATGCTCGACTTACAGATACCTATTATGGTGGATGGGTTGGTATAACCTCTTCACCTGACTTCGGATCCTATAGTTGGGGTAAGATTGATCTATCATCTAGATCTGTTTCTACTTCCTACAATGCATATACTTCTAACGGAGTTACTGGACTTTCTACAGGTTCGAGTGTAGAAAGATTTGCTTCTCTGAAGTTCAAGTCTTACAACGTTTAATTCCTTAATAAATAAATAAAAAGTTCCAAAAAATGGCCGCTATTATAACTGATCAGATCAGAATATTAAATGCGAAGAACTTTGTCGCTGGTGTACAAACTAGCACCAATGCGTATTATTCTTTTATTGGTCTACCCAATGCAACTGATATTCAAACAGATTGGGATACGTCTCCTCCTTCTCCCAAAGACTGTTTTGACGAGGAGAATAACTATTGGGATTCCATTATTGCTCTGAAGAAGATTACTTCTACAGATGTAAGACAAGTAGTACCTAAAAGAGCTTGGAAGTCTGGAACTACTTACGATTACTATCGTAGTGATTATAGTCGTTCCAATACTGCAAAAGTTTCTGGTGCAACTAACTTATATGCGGCAACATACTTTGTAATGAATAGTGATTATAGAGTTTATGAGTGTCTTCAGAACGGAACTGATCCAGATAATCCAAATGGAAAACCATCTCTTGATGAACCAACCTTTACAGATCTAGAGCCAAGAACTCCTGGAACTAGTGGTGATGGTTATATTTGGAAGTATCTTTATACAATTAAACCTGGAGATATTGTAAAATTTGATTCTACAGACTTTATTCCTGTTCCTGATGCATGGGAAACAAATACTGACGATGCATCTGTTAGGGATAATGCTGTTGATGGATCTGTTAAGATTGTAACTATTACTGATAGGGGTGTTGGGGTTGGAACTGCCAACAGAACTTACAGTAGAGTTCCTATTAAAGGTGATGGTACTGGAGCAGAATGTACAATCGTTATCAATAACGATCAACAAGTTGAATCAGTAACTGTCTCGAATCAGGGATCTGGTTATACTTTCGGTAATGTTGACCTTGTAAATGGTGGAGTTCCCACTGGATCTACAAGACCAACTTTTGATGTAATTATGTCTCCTCCTGGTGGACATGGTTCTGACATTTATAGTGAATTGGGTGCATATAATGTTCTTCTTTATTCAAGAATTGAGAATGATATTGAAAATCCCGATTTTATAACAGGTAACCAGATTGCAAGGGTTGGTGTTGTTGAAAATCCTAAGTCATATGGATCAACAACTAATCTAAGCCTTGACAAAGCAACTGCATTGAATGCTCTTAGATTGAGTGGTGCTGGTTATAGTAGTGCTACTTTTACTGCTGATTCCTTTGTAACTCAAACTGTTGCTACAGGATCTACTGCAGTTGGTAGAGTTGTTAATTATGATCAAACTACTGGTGTATTAAAGTACTGGCAAGATAGAACCATGGCAGGTTTTAACACTGTTGGTGCTGCTATTACTAACCCTGTTTATGGGTATGATCAAATTGAATTTACAAGTTCTCCTGCTACTGGCGGAAGTTTGACTATTGTTCCTTCAACAGGATCTAATTTAGCAATTAATACATCCTTTACGGGTATAAGTACCGTAATAAATAATAGAACGTATTATCTTGGTCAATCATTCACTAATGGTTTAGCGAATCCAGAAGCTAAAAAGTATTCCGGAAACATCATCTATGTTGATAATAGACCATCTATTACTAGGTCTGCCAACCAAAAAGAAGATATCAAAGTTATTTTGCAGTTCTAAGAAATCATGCCACAGCAAACCAATTTAAACGTCGCGCCATATTTTGATGACTTTGAAGCGTCTAATGATTTCCATAAAGTATTATTCAAACCTGGTTATCCAGTCCAGGCAAGGGAGTTAACTACCCTTCAATCCATACTGCAAAATCAGATTGAAAAGTTTGGTCAACATTTTTTCAAGGAAGGTGCAAAGGTAATTCCTGGAAATACTGGATTTACTCAGCTTTATAAGTGTGTTCAATTAAATAATAATTATCAGGGAGTACCAGTTGCTGCTTATGTAGATCAATTAGTTGGTACAAAGATTACTGGAAAGAATTCTGGTGTAACGGCAGTTGTTGATAAAGTTTTATTGTCTGAAGATTCTGAAAGGGATAATTTAACTCTTTATATTAACTATTTGAATTCTAGTACAGCGAATAATTCTACCGAAGTATTTGAAGATGGTGAAGAATTATTCTGTAATACTACAGTTACTTCTGGACTTCTTGGAAATAGTGCAATAGCAGCAGGAGATTCATTAGCAATAACTATTGCAAATAATGCAACTGCTACTGGATCAGCATTTCAAATTCAAGATGGGGTATATTTTATTCGTGGAAACTTTGTTAATGTTTCTACAGAGACCCTTATACTCGATCAGTACACAAATACTCCATCATATAGAGTTGGATTATTTGTTGATGAAGAAATAATTAATGCTGATTTAGATGAGAGTCTATATGATAATTCTCAGGGATATAATAACTATTCTGCACCTGGAGCAGATAGACTAAAGATTACTACAAAACTGTTCAAAAAATCATTAGATGATTTTGATGATAATAATTTTGTCGAATTAGCAACAGTTCAAGATGGAAATTTAAAAAGTTTAGTTAGAAATACTGAATATAGTGTAATTGGTGATGAGTTAGCTCGTAGAACTTATGACGAGTCTGGTGATTATTATATTAAACCTTTTGACATAACCGTTTTAAACTCTTTAAACAACAATAAAGGGAATAGAGGGGTATTTCAAGCAGGTCAATTTACATATGGTGGAGATACACCCAGTGATGATTTAGCACTTTATAGGTTCTCTCCAGGTAAAGCATATGTAAGAGGATATGAGGTAGAGACAATATCACCTACATTCTTAGATGTACCTAAGCCAAGAACTACTAAAGAGACTAAAGATCTAAGTTTAATTTATAATACTGGTCCAACTTTAAGATTAAACAGAGCATATGGAAATCCTACGGTAGGAATTGGAAATACTTATGTGGTTACTCTTAGATCTAAGAGAGTAGGATCTGATCAAAAACAAGCAAATGGTGGAGA